TCTGGCTACAGTGGCTTTAGCGGCATAAGTGGTTATAGTGGCATCAGTGGCTATTCCGGCTGGTCTGGTATCAGCGGTTATTCCGGCAGTGGCATTAGCGGTTACTCAGGCTCAGGTGTATCCGGTTATTCAGGCTTTAGCGGTTACAGCGGCATCTCTGGCTATTCTGGTATCAGCGGTTATTCCGGCGCTGTAGGCGCTGGTGGAACTATTGGTAACTGGGGATCATTTTGGGATACTACAACCCAAACAACAACTGCCAATACTCCAACAGCAATTACTTTTAATTCTTATGATGCAAATAATACTGGAGTGTCGGTAAGTGGTTCACAAGTAACTTTTGCTAATGCTGGAACTTATAGCCTTACTTTTTCAATTCAATTTACTAATCACAGTACCGCTTTAGGCACTACACAAGTTTGGTTAAAGAAAAATGGCACAAATATTGCTGATAGTAATTCTCATTATGATGTGCCAGATAAACAAGGAAGTGCCTTTGCATCTGAAATATTAACTGTTAATTTTGTATTTAATGTTAATGCAAATGATTATGTAGAACTTTATTGGCAAACAACAAATACTTCTGTTTATTTAGAAACTTTAGCGGCTGGTGCAACCTATCCTGAAACTCCATCTGTAATATTTACTGCAACACAAGTAATGTATGGGCAATCAGGTTACTCTGGTTATAGCGGGAAGTCAGGCTACAGCGGTATTTCTGGCTATAGTGGCATCAGCGGATATAGCGGTATTTCTGGCTATAGTGGGTCTGGTATCTCTGGTTATTCTGGTAGCGGGATTAGCGGTTACTCTGGCTGGTCTGGCATCAGCGGATATTCTGGTTGGTCAGGCATTAGCGGTTACTCTGGTTGGTCAGGCATTAGCGGGTATTCTGGTTCTGGCGTCAGCGGTTACTCTGGATGGTCAGGTATTAGCGGCTATTCTGGCTCAGGCATTTCGGGGTATTCTGGATGGTCTGGCATCAGTGGCTATAGTGGATCAGGTATCTCTGGTTACAGCGGTTGGTCAGGTATCAGTGGCTACAGCGGCTCAGGCATCAGCGGCTATTCTGGCTGGTCTGGTATTAGTGGTTACAGCGGATCAGGCGTATCAGGTTATTCTGGCTGGTCAGGTATCAGCGGTTATTCTGGCTGGTCTGGTATCAGTGGTTATAGTGGCTCTGGTATCAGCGGATACTCTGGCTGGTCTGGTATTAGCGGCTATTCAGGGTCAGGTATCTCTGGCTATTCTGGATCAGGCATCTCTGGCTATTCTGGATGGTCTGGTATCTCAGGCTACAGTGGCATTACGCCAGTAGTTGCAACCAATACTACAACCAATCCAACTTATCTTGTATTTGTTGCGGGAACATCGGGAAGCCAAACTCACTATGTCAATACAGGTTTAACGTATGACGCAGCCACTAATGCCATCACTGGCGGTATCAATGGCGGAACTTTTTAAATATAATGGCTAAAAAAGGAATTTAATTATGGCGGCTACTGGATACACACCCTCAATACTATTTAACAGTGTTACTACTGGTAATACGCCATCTTCATTGGTGCAAGGCGAAACGGCGTGGAATATTACCGATAAGAAATTATGGGTAGGTAATGCTTCAGGTACTCCAATTCAATTAATTGGTGCTGGCGCGAGCATGACTTTAGCTACACTTACTACAGCTAATGACGCCTCTATATCAGGTCTTATTGTTGGTAAGGGTGGTGGTTCTGTTGCTGGTAATACTGTATTTGGTAATAGCGCTTTATCTTCTGCTAATGGTGCAACAAACTACTCAACCGCTATTGGTGGGAATGCGTTAAAAAATACCACAACAGGCTCAAATTTAACTGCTATTGGGTATGGAGCATTGACAAATAATGGTGGTGATTTAAATGTGGCTGTTGGTGTAAATGCTTTAACTGCAAATACTTCAGGAAGTAACAATACAGCTTTGGGTGTTCAATCACTTCAAGCAAACACCACCGCATCTAATAACACCGCAGTAGGCTACCAAGCTGGGTATAGTAATACGACTGGCACTAATCTTGTAGCTGTTGGTTACCAATCAGGCTATAACAATACTACTGGTGCTGAAAATTCCTATTTTGGTTCTTTATCTGGTGGAACAAATACAACAGGCTCTTATAATGCTTCTTTTGGTTTTAATGCATTAAATTTAAATTCTACTGGAACATCTAACGCTGCTTTTGGTCATGCTTCTTTATATAACAATACAGGCTCATACAATACTGCTGTTGGAAGACAGGCTTTAGTCTCAAACACCACCGCATCTTACAACACCGCAGTAGGTTATCAGGCAGGGTATAGTAATACTACTGGAACTAATAACACCTGTATTGGAATTCAAGCTGGGTACAATATTACTACTGGCGGAAATAATATTTATCTTGGAGTAAATCCTGTTGCCTCTAGTGCAAGCGTTAGTAACGAAATAAACATCAATACTGTTGCTTCTGCTGGAAAAGGTGCAAATACTGGTTTTATTCAGCCCAATGGTGGTGGTGTATATCAAGGCAATAACTCTACTTTATGGTCAATTACTTCTGATGCAAGGTTGAAAAAGAATATTGTTGATAACACAGTAGGTCTTTCTGCAATCAATGCAATTCAAGTAAGAAACTTTGAATACCGCACAGCAGATGAAGTAACCGATTTGCCAAAAGAATCTGCTATAGATATTAAAGGCGTTCAAATTGGCGCAATAGCGCAAGAACTTGCTTTAGTATTGCCAGACTGTGTAAAAACAGAATCTACTGGTGTAATGTCTGTAGATGCAAGCAATATCACATGGCATTTAATTAACGCAGTAAAAGAACTATCCGCAGAAGTAAGCGCACTCAAAGCTAAATTAGGAGCATAAAAATGATTGAATTGACTAAAGAACAAGAAGTAGCACAATCATACAAAGCAGCCATGGACAGCGTAAACCTATTAAACGCTGGTAAGCCTGAAGATATGACTGATGAAGATTGGGCAGATACAGTCAAGCGTAATAAAGACCACCTTGAAATTCAAATTGCTAAGGGTGCAGAGTTTTATGGCGAACATGATTTAACGCCATTTGAAAACGCAGTAAAATAATTTGTAGGATATTTATGATGCAATATCACTTACAAGGAAGCCATGAAAGTCAGTATAGTAATACCCACTTACAATAACTGCGAAAAATATTTAAAGCCCTGTATAGAGTCCATACTCAAATACACTGAAATGACCGACGTAGAGTTGGTCATTTCTGCTAACGGCTGTACAGACAATACTTTGCCGTATTTGAACTATCTCAGCACCATCGTACCGCGATTGCTGGTGGTTTGGAGTGATGAGCCATTGGGCTACCCTAAGGCCACCAATGAGGGCATTAAGATCTGTACAGCCGATAAAATCATTTTGCTAAACAATGACACCGTATTGCTCGATCAGCCTCAAGATCAATGGCTAGAAATCCTAGATAACCCCTTTAGGGCTAATCCTCAGTGCGGTATTTCTTGCATTATTAAGACGCACTCTGAGGCTGCTGGACGTGATTTTGCCATTTTCTTTTGCGTCATGGTTCACCGCAAAGTATTTGATGCGATTGGCTTACTCAATGAGGAGTATGGCGTAGGGGCTGGCGAAGATACCGAGTTCTGCATCGAGGCCGAGAACGCTGGCTTTGAAGTTTGCGAGGTCTTTGAAAAGCATTGGGGCGGCAATCTATTCACCGGTGGCTTTCCGATCTACCATCAGGGCGAAGGTACTGTTCATAACCCAGAGCTAGTTCAAAATTGGGAAAGCATTTTTGCAAAAAATTCCCTCAGATTAGCCAAAAAATACAATCCTAATTACTATCGTTTTTTGCTGACTAACAATTACGAACGAGCTGTAGTTTTAAAAGGCGATGATGTTGGCTTTTCCCGCGAGCGTACACGCTACGAGTGGGCGGCCAAAAATATACTGGGTAGCTCGCTATTTGAGCTAGGTTGCACTTCTGGCTATGGAAGGCAATTTTTTCTTTTAAATATTAGCTATGTAGGCGTAGATTATGACGCCATTATTATTGACGTGGCCAATGAACAAGGCTGGGATGGGGTTGATAACACTTTTACTCATGCCGATATCAATCAATATGAGCTAGGGCAATACGATACGATTGTTGCCTTTGAAGTGATTGAGCATTTAGACAACGGTTTGGAGCTTGTTAAAAAGTTTAAAAAGCACTGCAAACGACTATTAATTACTGTACCTTTAAATGAACCGGTAGGCTTTTGGGGGCATCACCATAAGCTGCATGGCTTAACCGAAGCAGACTTTCCCGGCTTTGAATTTAATTATATTAATGAAGCGGGGCAGATTAGCGATACCCCTGCGCCACTAGGAGCTGGAAACAATTGCAATCTAATGCTATGCAAATACTCTGCTCAGTAGCCACTAGGGGGCGTTACTTTACAACGCTGCCCTTAGTCCTTAACGCCATCATTAACCAAACCCGATTACCAGATAAGCTGGTAATTTTTGATGATAATGACGAGCCACAGGATATGCGAAAAGAGCTGATCTACAGCTACTTTTTTCAGATGTTAGACATCAAGGGTGTTAAGTGGGAATGGCTATTTGCCGAAAAGAAAGGCCAACATCATATCCACCAGCGAGCTAATACAATGGGCTACGAGTGGGTTTGGCGGGTAGACGATGACGCTATTCCTGAGCCTAATGTTTTAGAACGCTTGTCAGCCTATGCCAAAGAGCTTGGCGATGCGGGCATGAAAGTCGGGGCAGTTGGTGGGTCTATTCTAACGCCGCCCAATATGCCAGATACTCGCAAAGTCACTGGCCGTATCAACAATGTAGATACAGAGCCTAATATCCAATGGGGTCAAATTACACGCTCTAAAGAAGTAGAGCATCTGCATTGTTCATTCCTCTATCGCGCTGGGGTACATGACTACAATCTGGGGCTGTCCAGAGTGGCGCATCGTGAAGAAACGCTATTCACCTATGGCTTACACCAAAAGGGCTATGTCATTTTGGCCGTACCAGACGCCATTACTTGGCACATGAAAAATCCACAAGGCGGCATTCGCAGTGAAACCAAACAAGAGATGTACTACCACGATGAGTACATATTCAAGAACACTTTAATATACCAAAATCATACTATAGTGGTTTTAAATAGCGGGTTAGGCGATCACATTGTCTTTAACCATGTACTGCCTGAAATTAAAAACCCAATGGTTTTCACTTGCTATCCTGAGATCGTACCGGGGCGGTCTATTGCGGAGGCGCAGCATTTATTCGGCAGCCTAGACCAGTGGAGCATTTACAAGAAGATGGATCAATGGAAGTGGAAAGATAGCCTAGAAAATGCTTACAGGAAACTCTATCTATGATCCTTATTCACCCTTATGCTAAACCGTTAATGAATACTAGGGAAAACCCTAAAAATTATCCTTATTGGAAAGAATTAATCAGCTCAATTAATGAGCCGATTATCCAGATTGGGGTAGAAGGCGAAACGCAACTTGTTGATGATTTCAGGAAAAATTTACCCATGTCTGAGCTGCGTCAATTAATCCGCGAATGTCGAACATGGGTTGGCATAGATAGCTTCTTCCAGCACCTTGCATGGGATGAAGGCAAGCCGGGCATAGTGCTTTGGTCTGTATCTGATCCATTAATCTACGGTCATCCTGAAAACTGGAATCTACTAAAGAGTCGCGATAATCTAGCAGTTAATCAGTTCTTATGGTGGGACTCTATAGAGCATAAAGCAGAACGATTTGTAACACCTGATGTTGTAGTAGATTTTCTGTACAAAAAGCAATTAAATGATATAGTTTGAACTGGCAATGATGCCCAACAATTAAGGATAAACCGATGAACGAAATTAAGATTAACGCAGACTTAGTATTGGCCGTATTTCAATATCTTGAAACCCGCCCAGCTAAAGAGGTATTTCAACTACTGACTGCTCTAGGTCAAACTTGTAGCCCACAATTCCAAGCAATTCAAGAAGCCGAAGCTGCTAATGCTCCAGCGCCAACTGAAGAAGCTCCAGTAGAAGTAATCCAATAATCATGGATTGGTCAGCTATAGTAGGCGGCGCAGCAATAATAGTTACGATATTTAACGGAATTATTAGTTATTGGGTTAATCAGATATCCAAAAACCAAGACACCTTAGTAGCTGACCAAAAAATCCTTACAGAGAAGCTCCAGCATTTAGAAGTAAAGCTACCAAATGACTATGTCAAAAAGACTGATTTGGATTACAGGCTATCCCGCATAGAGCATATCCTCGATCAGATCATGATAAAGCTAGATAATAAACAAGATAAGATGGGATGAACTATGATCTTCCGTAAAATCTGCGCTCTATTAAGCCGCAAACCAATAGAAGCAAAATTGCCTGACTTCCCAGTAGAAGTACCAGCAAAGCCAAAAAAACCGGCGGTTAAAAAAGCCACAGCTCGCAAACCAGCAGTCAAAAAGACTGTTGCCAAGATAGCTACCAAAGTAGCTAAAAAGCCAACAACCAAGAAAAAATGAAACTCTTTAAGGATATCCTTACAGAAGATGATAACCAAACCTATTGTGCTGCGCGTGTTGGAGCTATTGCTTCTATTTTTGGGTTTTTGGCTATCGCTATTATTCATGTCTTACATGGTAGAGATATTGATTTTTCTCAGCTCGGCGTAGGGATTGGTACAGTCCTTGGCGGATCAGGCGTAATGATCGGGGCTAAAGCAGCGACTCAAAAGACTGAGGATAGATAATGTGGTCAAAAGCGTTAGGGCTTTTAAATGGGTATTTTAACTACGTCAAGATTGCTGCCGGAATCCTTGGCATACTTGGCTGCATTTATGTTGGCTGGCATATACGCGATTTGGATTTTAAAGCCTATAAAGCTGAACAAGCCGCGCAAACTCAAAAGCTCCAAGACCAACATCAATCTGCCGCAGACCAAATAGAGAAAGACAAAAATGCTCAAATTAAAGCTATTAACGATCAGCTTGCTGACGCTCTTATGCAGTTGCGTTCACGTCCCAGTAGAACCGAAACTACCGCAACTAGATCGGGTGGAACTGGGTCAACCCTTTATGCCGAAGATGCAGGATTTCTTATTAGGGAAGCTGCCAGAGCAGACGAAATTAGGTCAGGACTCCAAGCCTGTTACGCCCAATACGATGCGATAAGTAAATGACAAAGAACGAGAAAGCCCTTTTAGACACTATTGGTTTCTCCGAGATCGGCAGAACGCTTTTGGCCAAGTCTGATAATGGCTACAATGTTTTGCTTGGCGGAACACTGTTCTCAAGCTATGCTGACCATCCTCGCAAACTGATTACAGTCAATGGGCTTTCTAGTACCGCAGCCGGGCGCTATCAAATCCTAGAGCGCTATTTCGATGCCTACAAGAAACAATTACAGTTAATAGATTTCTCCCCCGCTTCTCAAGACCAGATTGCAATGCAGATGATTAAGGAAGTCGGCGCTGACCATCTGATTAATGATGGCCAGTTTGAGCAAGCAGTTAATAAATGCAGTACGCGCTGGGCAAGTCTGCCCGGTGCAAAATATGGCCAACACGTCAACGACATGGAACACTTAAAAGCCTATTATGAAAACGTAGGTGGAACAGTAGCATGAGCAGCGATATTTTTGACGATGCTTCGGATTTAGAAGCCTTGCATCGAGAATTAGCCATTAAAGCAATACGAGCAAGAGGGCAAGAAAAGTTTTCTGGCCATTGCCTTTGCTGTAATGAAGCAGTACCAGAAGGACGATTTTGTTCTGCTGAATGTCGTGAAGATTACGAGCTAGAACAAAAATTCAAGAAAATTACAGGTAAAAGATAAGCTATAACCTATAAGTCTTTGTATTTACACAATGTTCGGTTAGTATCCGATTACAACAAGAAGAAGAAGGGTACTTATGGCACTGAAACTTGTATGCACAGATCAAGAATTTATAGACCTTTGGGCTAAACTAGGCTCTCCTGTCTTAATGGCTGAAAAGCTGGGTGTTGCTTCTTCTAGTGTCATGAGAAGGCGAAGCAGTATTGAAACCCGGCTTGGCATTAAATTGGCTACCCATAATTCCCAACGCGATCAAATTAAGCCTAAACCTAAAAAGGTTGAGTTGGCAGCTCACAATGTCCGAAGGGGTATTGAGGTAGATAAAGTCAAACGCATCATTGTGTTCTCAGATGCCCACTTTACCGACACCACCACAACGGCCTTTAAAGCCCTCCTGTTGATGATTAAAAAATTCAAGCCAGAGGTCATCATCTGCAACGGCGATGCGTTCGATGGGCAGGTTTTAAGCCGTTTTCCAAGCATTAATTACGATCAAAAGCCTAGTGTCCTAGAAGAACTCAAGGCTTGCCGTCAGCATTTAGATGAAATCGAGAAACATAGACCTGCTGGCTGCCGACTAATATGGACGTTGGGTAACCATGATATGAGATACGAGGCTTGGCTAGTCAATAAAGTCCCCGAATACAGCGGTGTAGATGGCTTCTCATTAAAGTACCATTTCCCCAACTGGGAAACTTGTTGGTCATTCTGGATTGGCGAAGATACCGTAGTAAAACACCGGTTTAAAGGTGGCCGCACCGCTGGCTACAGCAATTTGCTGGCGGCGGGTAATACCAACATTATCACTGGCCATACGCACGTCCTTGCTTGCCAGCCGATTTCCAATTTTCAAGGCACATTTTGGGGCATCCAGACCGGTTGTTTGGCCGATCCGATGTCCAGTACCTTCGAGTATTGCGAGGATTCTCCTAAAGATTGGCGCAGTGGCTTTGTGATGCTATCCTTTGACCAAGGCCGGATGCTAATGCCAGAGATGATTATGGTGTCCGATGAAGAAAACGGAGAAATAGAATTTCGTGGGTGCATAACAAAAGTATGACTACTATCGTTGGTGATTGGGACAAAAAAATCTTGGTATCGGATAGTCAATTTTCAGACGAAGATACTGGCATTAAATATTTTGAAGAAAAAATTGTCGCAATAGATGGCGGGTGGTTAGGCGTGGCCGGCAATTGGAGCGATTGCGAAAAAGTAGTGGATTACATCAATAAGAAAAGCAAAGTTAAACCAAAGCTCAAGCCTGATAGTTCTTTTATTAGGCTAACTAAAGAAGGTCTTTTTTATTGTGGTGACGATCTTGAATGGGAACGCGCTAAAACCTTTATGGCTATTGGTTCTGGTGCAATGGCAGCCGAAGTCTGCATGAGAATGGGCTTGTCCGCAGAAGAAGCAGTTAAATGGGCTTGCAATGTAGATTTAAAAAGCCATGAGCCTATAAAAACTTATTCATTACTAGACAAATAATTTTGTGTCTAGTAACAAAATGTAACTTATAAGTATCAATTTTTTATACATATTGATACCTATATGTACAGTTATTGACAAAAAGTAGCCATATCAACAGTTTTGTTAACATTTTTGTAAAGTTTTGACGGCTGATTGTAAAGTTGTTGACATTGGATTGTAAAGTTAATGGCTCAATACGCAGTCCGTATATGTATAAAGCCTTATTAATGAATCATTTTTAAGCTACTGACTTTTCGTACAAAATACCCCGATCGGTAACTTTATTGATATTTCATGCACTTTTTCATACATTCTTCCTGTTCGGGAAACTTTTTTTATTTAGCCAACAAATACAGCCCGATGTTAGAGAAAGCATAGCCGCCATATACAACCGTCATATATGGATTGCCTTTGAAAAGCTGTTCTGCCGCTATATAAGCGTAGATTAAGCCTGTAAGAACAATTAACCAACTGCTCATATATTGGCCAATAAACGATGCAATCTTGCATTGAACCAACGCCTAACAGCATAGCTACGAATTACTGAGATGACAGTGTATAGCAGACCCATATAGAAGTTAGCTAACAGACTAATGTGAAAGCCAAACAGCGGAAATATCAACAAATTGGCGATGTAATTAATAGTAAACCCTATCAGTACATTCACCCATGCTTCAATAAACGAACCTAGTCTAGTTTGACTCATTTCTCTTGTGCCTTATTTGTATTAGGTTTTCTACCATCTTCATATCCATTGTCATAAGCCCTAATTTTTTCTGCTTTCAACGCCTTTATTTCAGCTTGTTGCTGGCGTAGCATATCGTTAAGTCTTAAAATTACTAACTTAGCGCCTTCTAAATCTTCAGCTAGTTCATTTGCAGTCATGGCATGAATTCTGATGGCGGGCGATCATCGCCTTCTTTATATGTCTTAGAAAACAGCGTTAGCATCCGTAGATTGCACATAGCATGAGCAAGGTGGGGTAGCCCCGACTCCTCATCGTTCTCCTCACCAGCTTGCCATTTAGACAGGTGGCGCAAGGCACAAGCCAAGGGTACAGACCAATCCATTCCTTTAGCCCAGTTCCATGCAGCGTACTTTTGTTTGCCATACATCCACACTTTGGCTTCATCTTCAAGCGTACAAAGAGGAATGAGGCTTAAATCAGGCTTACCTGCGTTATAACGAGCGCCTGAGCCTTTTTCAGTGCTATTCACATCACCAATGTTCAAAATGTTTTTCCTCCCCAAACTTGCTGCTCTAAATGGCGTACATAGCTATTTTGATGGTCGATATGCTTCATGAGCTTGTCATACGCTAGACGCCAATAATCAGCATCAGCTAAAGCCTTAGCCAACTTTTCTTGCAACTTAGCAATCTCTATTTCATCCATTATCTGAATCCTGAGATTCTTGGCGAGAAAACATACGTTGCTTGCCAAATATCCGGCTTAGGCTGGACGTTATCATCCACCAGACCACGAATATTCCAGCCCAAATTAACATAGATACAACGGCTAAAACCAATAGGGGTAACAAGAGTAAATTGAAATAGTCCATTAACTGATACCTTACACCAGCCCGCTTTCGCATTGTCGTTGTCCTTAATTGTTTTATCGCCCTGTACCGAAGTGGTATAAGGAGTTCCTAAATAGCGTAACGCGAAGCTATACGCTGGATTGCGCCATAGCCAATGAACTTGTGACCACCATTGACCCGGCGGAAACATTGTTTGAAAAGTAGCATCGCCATTAAGTGAATTATCTGGCGTCATAAACCAGTCTAAACAGGTCGGCAATCGTGGCTCTACTGCCTCATAGCTATGATTATCACACCAGCCCAATATCGGCCTAGCAAACAATACCAAAATGGGAGCTAAAGGTATTGAAATAACAGTCAAAATTAAACTAATAGGTACTAATAAAGCATAAATTAGATAGATCATTTTTGTTCCTCTGGTTTAGGCATAACACTTGCACCGCTTTCAACAATTACTACTGGCTCGTATCGCATCCAGCCCAAGAACGGTATAGGTTCTTGACAGTTGCAAGGCAAGCGCCCTTGTTGGCAATTACCATTGCAACCTAATTCTGAAAGTGTCCAAGTAGTCATGATTGTGTTATTACTTTAATTAAAATATAAAGTATAAAACCCCAAGCAGCTATACCGCTAATTAATAAAAAAAGAAATAATAACTCGGTCATACTAAGCCCCCTATACGAATGGCCAATCGAAGGACTGACATCAAAATGACGGCAGCTATAGCAATGGTGGCAATGGCCACTTTGTCAGCCCAGCTCACGCGTAGTCTGCCGTCTTGAGTAATAGCAATTGAACATAAGTCTGTAGCTCTTGAACCTTATCGTAAATAGGCTTGCGGCCATTGATCTGCTGGTTATTACACAGTATTTCGATTTGGTTAATAAGCTGACGAGCGTGAGCGATATCAGTTAGAAGTGTGTTCATTTGATCCTCGCTACTTTGGCACGTTTTAAGGTTTGCTCATACAGTTCTTTAGCGCCGTCATCTAATGCGCGTAATGGCAACTCTTGGTAATACTTCCACTTATCGCGGTACTCTTGCAACTCTGATGGCGGTGTCCAGCCATATTGATTGCGCCATCGTGTCGTAATGTCAGTGCCAGATGCAGTCCAAATATAAGGTACGTTAGGTGTTCTCATGATTTTTCCTCTAGTTAAATCAAATTAAGCGGCTACTAATTTCTTTAATTCTTTCCGTTCTCTCGCCGCACGAAGAACGGTGTACCGTTGGTGTAAGCGCTGGACAATTGACCATCGCTTCTCACCTTCAAGTTCTTTTTCTAACAGGCTCTCTACTTCAGCTTCACTCAAAGTAGACAGAATATCTGTTAATGATCTCCAGCTATAGGCCTTTACTGGAACTTCATCTTTTTTAAACCATTTCATTGCTAATCCTTTCAAAGTTCATTAAATGTAACAGATTTATTTGTAATGTAAAACAATTATTTCAATTCTTCTAAAGCAATCTCTGAAATAGCCCTTTTATCGGCCAAAGCAGCCCAGACTTTTTCATCAATTGTTTTGTTAGTTAACAGGATATAGCACCAGACTTCATGCTTTTGACCGCCACGATGTAGACGCCCTACAGTTTGTTCATACAGCTCTAAACTCCAAGGTAAAGACACAAACACAATCTTGTTACCGCCATATTGTAAATTGAGGCCATGCCCCGCAGACTTAGGATGTATAAGGAGTAGCTCGATTTTGCCTTCGTTCCAACGCTCGATGGCTTTGGGCGCATCAATCGTTTGAGCATGAGGGTATCTGCGCTGTAATTCAGCCAGCTCCTCTTTGTAGTTGTAGACAATAATGGTATTGGCTCGCTGGTTCTCTGCCAGCAAATCATCAAGCAATTCAAACTTGTGGCTGGAAAACCACACCGGCTGTTGATTCATGATAAATTTGCCGGGGCTAGTAGGGTCTGGTTTACGATCAGAGATGTAGATAAAGCCTGACCCCATCTGCTGTAGCTTTTGAGTAACCACCGCAGCGTTAGCTGCAATAGCTTTGGCATCTGGAAATTGATAAACAAAATCCTTCTTCATCTTTTCGTATGGCTCACGATCTGGCAGATCGCAACGCATCTCTACGGTGTGCAGTGGTGGCAGCGTATCCTTATACTCTGATGATTCCAGCAAGAATGTCGCTGGCTTAATCACATTCATGACCTTCTCTAGTGAGCCAACTCTAGGCTCCCATTGGCCAAAATCACGATTGACGCACACAAAATACTGCTGCTGGAACGCTCCTTTGCTACGGCCTAACAAGGTTTGATCCACAATCTTGCATTGACCAAAAACATCCTCTAAGCCATTGCTGGTAAAGCTGCCGGTCAACCCCCAGCGTATTTTCATCGGCTCAATTACTTTTAATAGTGCTTTAAATCGCGCGCCTGATGGGTTCTTGAGGCGAGTCAACTCATCAAATACCACGCCGTCAAAGTTTAAATTTAATTGAGTCAACCATTGCAAATTGTCGTAATTGATGACCATGACATGGGTATCCGCAGCGTAGGCCTTTAGACGTTCTCTTGGCGTACCGATACAAATCGACATGGTTAGCCCGGCAGCCCACTTGGGTAGCTCTACTGGCCATACGTCAGTGCAGACACGCTTGGGGGCTAGGACTAGCCAGCGTTTGACATGGCCAGCATCAATCATTTCCTTCATGGCTGTCAATGTAATGGCGGTTTTACCTGCGCCCACTGAGGCCAATACCATAGCCCTATCACGCTCAAAGATAAAGTCGGCGGCCTTCTCTTGATAATCTCTTAGCTTAAACACTTGGCCAGCCATTCATTAATTTGCTCTTTACTCCATAGGCAAGCGTACTGTTGCTTTAAGGCAACCATGTCCGCAGCAAAGATTTCTTGCATGGCTGACAACTCACCTTTGGCTCGCTTTAACTCAACAAACCAAGTTTGTCCATTAGGTAAACACGCTATGCGGTCTGACACGCCACGCTGGGTAATTGATTTAAACTTATAGGTCTTACCCCCGCTGGTTTCAACCACCCAAATAAAGTGCTTTTCAATGTCGCGTTCTAATTCTTTTTTAGTCATGTAAAAAATAATATCACAAAAAGTATTGCGCTATACAATTCTTGTGTTACACTGGACGTTCAAAAGGTAAAGTAATCTAAATTAAGGACACAAATGGCNAAGCATTCAAGCATCGTCGGCGGCTCAACCGCTAAACGAGTTATCAACTGCCCAGCATCAGTCGCTTTAGTAGCGAAGATGCCACCCAAGCCCTCCAGCAAGTATGCTGACGAAGGCACTCTCTGTCATAACGTGATAGCAGAGATTCTTGAAAAAGACCTACGCCCCGAAGATACGATTGGCATGAAATATAAAACTCATGTTATGACTCAAGAACTATTGGAGCGTAAGATTTGGCCAGCTCTCATGCGTTTGAATGAAGTTGATCCTGACTTTCAGATGGAATACATGGTTGAGTCTGAGGTTGACTTTGGTGACTATATCGAAGGCGCGTTTGGATCAGCAGACTTGCTAGGTAAGACAGCCCGCAAAGCTATTGTGCTTGATTGGAAATTTGGAGATGGCGTAATAGTTGAAGCCGAAGAAAACGATCAGGCCATGTTCTATGCTTGCGCTGCCATGCGTACCCCTAAGTGCCAATGGATTTTTGATGATGTCGATGAAGTCGAAGTCATTATTATTCAGCCGCCTGAAATCCGTCGTTGGACAACTACCATTGATCGCCTCAAGCAATTCGAGCGTGAGCTGCGAGTTGCTGTCAAAGAATCCCAAAAGCCTGACGCACCGATGGCTTCTGGTAGCCATTGCCGTTGGTGTGCAGCCAAGCCTACTTGCCCGCTGATGACCGGCGCAGTAGATCGGGCTACGCAGCTTGCCCTAAAAGACTTAGAGCCGTCAAAGATTGCTCATTACTTAGCCCAAGCCGATGTGATCGAGCAATGGGTCACTGATTTACGCTCATTAGCTCATCAGATGCTAGAGGCTGACATTCGTGTACCGGGCTACAAGCTGGTGGCAAAGCGCGCTACACGCCAATGGTCTGATGCAGCATTAGCTAATGGTGAATCTTTGCTCAATTACACATTGGGGTTAGGCAGCGATGTTTTATACACTAAAAAAATTATTTCTCCTGCACAAGCTGAAAAGCTGTTGAAGGCAAAGAAAAAAGAATTACCGAAGGAGTTAGTTGTTGCTATCTCCTCTGGTAGTACGTTGGTTGAGGACTCTGATCCAAGGCCAGCGGTGTTACAAATCGGGCGGCAACTCAGCGCTGTCCTCTCTAAACTAAACTAAAGTAAGGAAATATCATGTCTAATTTGACAACATTTAAAGCGGCAGGTTTGCCAGCAGTTAAAGACTTAGCCGGTGCGCTCAAGGCTAATC